GGAGTTTATTGTATAGTCTGTTGTGATATCCCATTCTTCTATAAGACCAGCAGCTCTAGTCACTGTTTCTAGTGACCAAGCTTTTGTGTCATCTTTAATTGAGAATTTAGTACCTGACCCAGCGATATCTGCATCAGCAGTAACGTTAGTGCCAGACCATGTACTTACGGCACCACCCATAACTTTCTTTTTCGTAACTTCTTTTATAGTCTGAGTTGTGACTGTATTACTCGTCATATTCCCAGTAGTGAACTGAGGAGTGACAGTATTTGCTCTAGCTATGCTGGGTGATAACAGAGCTAAAAGCAGAATTAATTTTTTCATGCTTTTGGTTTATCTCTATGTGCCATAGGACATTCAGGTGCTTTACCTCCACCGTTCTTACCGGTAGTAAGCCCGAAGGTGGCTAGGGCTCCCGTAAATACGCTGGCGACGAACGTGATATCGCTGTTTCCAGACTTCTTAACCATTGGTATATCAACGTAGTTCATAGTGATGATGAAGCCTGACCAGACCACTACGCCAAGTCTGACAAAAGTACCCAGTACTTCTATTTGATGTTCCTTATCTTCAGCAACATCTTTTAATTTTCCTATGAGTCCTCTTTTTTTCGGTTCTTCTTCCATTTATCAATTTTGGTTTGTAGTAGTTTTTGTATCTTCTTTTTAATAAAGTCAAAGAACGGTTGAGCAAAAGTCGTTACTGCCACAGCTGATACAGCCGCATATCCTGCGACAACTACTGTATCTGCGGTAGGTAATGGGACTTCAAAATTAACAATTGGAATATTTAATTTTGGTGGAGGTGGTTGCTCAGTTGTCTCTGTAGTTTCCGCTTGTATTTCCTCTTTAGCTTCTAAATCACTTGGAGGAATAACCATAGGAACATAACTAGGAACATCAGCTGTAGGTAAAGGTATAGATATAGTCTCTATTGTTTTTACAGCTGGTATTTCTATTGTTGGTATTTCTACCATTTTTTGATTGGACATGTCATCCAACGCATTTTTGTTTTAAATGGCATGTAACAGCCACATACACGACACCAATTTTTTGAGAATTTAGGACAATCTTTACAAATATCTAGTTTCTCACTTGGCGACAAATTCTTCATAGAAATTTGCCTCTGACTTGTATTCCTCTAGCTTTTTATCTACGTCCTCTACTGTGTATTTAGTAGAGTCCACAGGAATTTTATCTTTTACAAATTTGATGTGTGCATCTATTTTTGTTTGTTGAGTATCACTACCCTTTCTTGCATGATAGAGAGCGTCAAATTGTTCCTGAAGACTTGGGTATAAAGATTCCCTCATCTGACTAGCATCTAATTCAACTTTTGGAAGCTCGACTTCTGGAACATCATCCCCAACAGTACCTTCATCTCCAAGTTTGTATGGAAGGTCTCCAACAGGAACTGGGTCTTGAGGTGTATTGCAATACTCTACAATTCTTTTTGCATAGTATCCTTTGGTCGCATCTTTTAAAGTTGCTATGTATGCGTACGAGCCATCTTCGTATTCAACCTTAAGTTTTAAGGTGTCTACTTCTGTGATTTTAAATTTCATAATTAATTACCGGCTACTGAGCCTGAGTTATGGAAAGTCATATAGTTTCTGTTTTGTATGTAGTAAGAGGTTGATCCACCGCTAGAACCGCCAGATCCACTAGAACCGCCAGAACCTGATGAACCGCCAGAACCATTACCAGCATTTCCGTTAGAACCTGTTGCACCAGAAGAACCTGTTGCACCAGAAGAACCTGTACTACCGCCTCCACCGTTTTGACCCCAGTCTCCACCGTTTCCGCCAGATCCTCCAGTTCCGCCTTGTCCGCCAGTACCACCTGTACCACCTTGACCTGAATTATTACCATTGTTTCCACCGCCAGATCCACCGTTTCCACTAGCTCCACTAGCTCCGCCAGATCCGTTTTGTACGCTTTGATTGTAACCTTTTCCGTTACCGCCGCTACCGCCAGAACCGCCGCTACCGCCAGATCCACCAGATCCACCGCCAGCTCCAGATTGAGAGGAATGTTGAGCACACTGAACGTGATACCCATTACCCCATCTTACTACTCCTTTTCTCCAAGTAAGATAGAAGGCTCCACCTGTAGCGAATACGTGTCCACCATGACAGTTTTGACAGTAAAGGTCAGGTGTATAGTATTGAGCACTAAAGTAAGTGTGTTGTCCCGGACGACAATATTGACTAGAAAACTGTAACTGTGGATAGTAAGAGACATGTGATGTATATGTACCAGATCCTCCAGTACCACCTTGTCCTCCAGTACCACCAGTTCCACCGTTACCTCCACGACCACCTCCGCCGCCACCGGCGTAAAGTGATCCTCCAGAGTTATTGTAGAAAGTTATATTTCCGTTCTGATCTGATCTAACTGCTGGTCCACCACTTGAACCTGAGCCGCTAGAACTACCAGCTCCTCCAGTACCCTGAACACTTCCAGTGTTATGTACGATTAATGTACCACCCATACCACCTTCGATAACCCAAGCTGGACTACCATTAGTACTACCTATAGTTACACCACTATTAACTGTGATTCTTTTAGGTACAGCAGTAGACCAGTTAGATCCGAATGCAGCAGATGTTTGAAAGTTTGTTTGGTTAGAAGAAACTGTATATTGTATTTCGTTAACAGCGTTATAAAAACTGCCCATGGAAATAGTTCCGGAAGTTGGCACGTTAGTGTTGTTCCCGGGAACTGCTCCACCGTCTCTGTAGTATTCCGATAAAGAGTGGGGGACTGACCCACCAAATTCAGCAACAATCTCAGTCATACTGAGACTGCCAGAACTTTTGATAGCCATTATTTACCTCCTTTAAGTTCGTCTACTTCAGCCTTAAGTTCGTTTATTGCGTTTATAAGTACGCCTACAATTTTTCCGTAGTCAACTGATTTAATTTCTCCAACTTCTCCTGTAGAAGGATCTACATCATGTGAAGTTAAAACTACTTCTGGTATTACTTTTTCGACTTCTTGAGCAATAACACCAATAGAGGGTTTATCATCTCTTATCCACTTATAACTAACACCACGTAACTTACCGCAGATACTAAGAGCATCATTGATAGTATTTACATCTGTCTTTAGTCTTTCGTCAGAGTAGGCTGTTACGTTGCCGAGAGCAGTGCAGTTACCAGAAGAGTCTACGGTAAAGTTATTATTTCCAGCACTGTCTCTTATATAACAACCCCCTGCATCTGGGTAAACAAGATACAAACTATTACTATTACCCTGTATCTTAGCTGGGGTGTTATCACCTGTCCAAGTACCATCAAGTAATCTTATATCACTAGCAGCAGCAACAGTTACAGCACCAGCACCACCATTAAATGTGATGTCTCCGTCTGCTTGATCTCCTGCGTTTGATCTTAAAAATGCAGTAGAATCTAATCCGTCTAAAGCATCAGCATCAAGTCCAGAACCTGAACCATCAACAGTTTTGATAAGTGTAAGTATTTCACTAGCTGTTTGATCGGCGGTTGCTGCTGTCTCTATGCCATTAAGCTTAGTATGATCAGCATCAGTAAATACATTACTATCGCTGGCATTTTCTACAAGTGTTCTAATTTCTGCGGCGGTTTGGTCTGCTGTAGCTGCGGTTTCTATACCGTCTAATTTTGTACCATCAGCAGCTACGTCTCTTCCATCTACAGTTCCTGAGACACCAATGTTTCCTGTTACTGTTAAAGCTCCAGTTGCAGCTGTACCAGATGTAGATAAGTTTTGGGAACCAAATGCCGGAGCAACTTTAGTTCCAGCTATTGCAGCAGATGCGTTAACGTCTGCGTTTACGATTGTTCCGTCAACTAGGTTTGCACTAGCAACTGTTACGTCTGAAGGTAAAGCTCCAGCTGCAAGCTTAGATGTTGCTAGGGAATCATTAGCTAATCTTCCAGCAATATTTGCAGAAGATACATTTGCCATATCTTCAGCAGCTACTGGGTGTCCACCTTGAGTTGATCCGTCGTGAACTACGGGGACATCTTTGTCCACGTCAATGGTTACTTCACCTTCAGCACCAGTAAATGATGCGTGTTGAGTTGTAGTACCACGCCTAAGTTTTAATAATTTTGCCATTTAAAGAGTACCGAAATCTATTTGTAAGTTGTCACCACTGACTGTTCCTACCTCTGTGAGGTTCTTATCATTGCAGTCAAGATGGTTTGCTAATGCAGGGTTTGCATCATTAATAACGCCAGCAATTCCTGGAGATATTCCTGTCCATGAACTGCCGTTGTAAAAGTTAAGGATGTTAGCAGTTGTGCTGTACCAAAGATCTCCTGCTGAAGGTGATGAAGGAGCACCACTTTGGATTACATATTCGTCTGCATATCTATTTACGTTTGCTATTGCACCACCAACTGTATTTACGTTGGAAATTGAACCGGCAACCGTAGTAACATTTGCGTTATTACCAGCCACAGCAGTAACATTAGATGATATACCAGCTACTGTGTTGACGTTAGCTATATTTGAACCAACTGTATTAACTGAGTTATTTCCAGATCCAGTATTTACCGCATCTGTGATATTTCCTAAGTCTTCTGTATATGTAATCTGACCAGCAACAATATTAATGTTAGTTAGCGTTGCTTGGTTAGGTGTAATAGGACTATATCCATCTCCAGCACTACCGTCATAGACCATCATCACTTTGTTTGATGAGTTATCAAACCATAAGTCACCATTAGATAGAGATCCACTGCCGGGTCTAGCTGTTGGTGCAGAAGCATTAACTTGATATCTATTAGCAAAGTTATCTATACTTGAGACATTTGCTCCAGCTGCTGCAATATTAGTTGCATTAGCTGCAACAGTTGTAACCTCAGTTGCTTTAGGTACTAATCTATGGAAAGCATATGTATGTAATGTAGTTGTTGTTTCTACAATCGCACCGAATCCTGCTG